TGATCGCGGAACGAGGTCATTCGCAGAGCTTAAGGAACTGTTCGCGGGCAACGGCATGATCGGCTATGTCGCAAAGGAGCGCGTAGACGGTAAGCTCATCCTTCCCGAGGCTGTGCAGATCCTCAAGGTAAAGAAAAAGACCGGAGGCTCTAACTCTTAACACTGATGCCACCCTGGGTGACCGGGGTGGCACTTTTACGAGGTGCGGTGATGGTAACACTTGAAGAAATGAAGAAATATCTGCGGATAGATTTCCCGGATGATGACGAGGTATTGCAGAGCATCATAGATGCCTCCGTCCGTCTGTGCAAGGCTGTGGCGAGGAATGAGGATATCGATGATGACCCGAACGGCAGGATCGCTGTCATGTATGCCGTGGCATACCTATATGAACACAGGGAGGAAGCCGACCACAATGTCCTTACACTTTCACTCCGTGCTTTGCTCACGGATGTCCGCAAGGAGGGATTTTAGATGAACATAGCACTTTTGAACGAACGCATCGAGATCCAGAAGGCAACGGTGGTATCCGACAACATCGGCAACCGCAAGAACACATGGGGTCCGTACTTCGAGTGCGCCTGTACGGTAGGCGGTGAGTCGGGCAAGGAGGCTGCTGTCGCAGCCCAGACCGTGGATCAGGTGGATATCACTTTCACGGTCCGCTCCTGCACCCTTACCGATGCGGTATCGAGCGGTATGTTCCGCATCGTCTTTAACGGCGATACCTACAACATCGTATCCGTAGACCACATGAACTACAAGCATAAGTGTCTGAAATTCAGATGCAGGAAGGAAAGGACATGAAGACTGTAACGGTAGACGAGATGGGGAATGCCATCCAAAAGGAGTTCGAGGAATATGTCGAGCATACGGCGGATGAAGTAAAAAAGATTGTCAAGGAAGTCGCTGATGAAGTGACCGAGGAGATCAAGCACGGGGCTCCCGTTGATACTGGTGCCTATCAGAAATCCTGGACGGCAACACAGACAAAGGATACTGCCCTCGCTGCAGAATACACGGTGCATTCCGAGAAACACTACCGCCTTACGCATCTGCTCGAATTCGGACACGCAAAAAGAGGCGGTGGCCGTACAAAGGCTCAGCCTCATATCGCAAACGGCGAGGCACTCGCCATAAGGGAACTTAAGAAGATGGGAGGCTGACATGACAAAAGAACAGGTAGTATCCATGATCCGGTCGATGGGCATCCCGTTTGCTTATGACCATTTTGCTGAAGGTGAGTCTCCTGACCCACCTTTTTTAGTCCATCTGTATCCGGGTAGCGATAACTTCGCAGCTGACGGGATCGTTTATTACAAACGAGACAAGCTGCACATCGAACTCTATACAGATAAAAAGGATGACGATCTCGAAGATCGCATCGAGTCCATCATCAACAGGAATGGACTTTATTACAACAAATCAGAAACCTGGATTCCGTCAGAGAAACTCTACGAAGTCCTATATCAAACGGAGGTATGAATATGGCTACACAAAAGAACAAGGTCAAGTTCAATATCAGCAATGCCCACTATGCTTTGCTGACTCAGAACGACAACGGAGAAGTATCGTTCGGTACACCCGTTGCTATCCCCGGTGCGGTCAGCCTCTCTCTGGATCCTACAGGCGAACCCGAGAGTTTTTACGCTGACGGCATCGAGTTTTATGTCATCAACAATAACCAGGGCTATGACGGCGATCTGGAACTGGCACTTATCCCCGAGTCGTTCAGGACGGATGTCCTCATGGAGACTACCGATTCCAACAATGTACTCGTGGAGAACTCCAATAGCCAAACAGGACATTTTGCATTGCTCTTTGAGTTTGACGGCGATATCAAGAAGATCCGCCATGTCATGTATAACTGCTCTGCATCCCGTCCCGGCATCTCTTCATCCACCAATACCGAGAGCAAGGAAGTCAAGACAGAGACCCTTAAGATCAAGGCTCGTCCTCTTGCATCCGGGCTTGTCAAGGCAAAGACGGGTGATTCCACCAAGGCCGCTGCCTACAACAATTGGTACAGGCATGTCTATGAGCCTGATTCGGTCGGTGGTTATGAAGATCCCGAAGATGACACCACAGGGGAGGGCTAAGTCATGGGGATTGTAAAAAAGATCGATATTGACGGTGTGGAGGTGGCATTCAAAGCGAGTGCCGCCATCCCCCGCATATACAGGCTGAAGTTTTCAAGGGATATCTACAAGGACATCGCTCTGCTTGAAAAGAGCATTGATGACTCCGATCCCGAGAACTCGAATCTCGATACATTCTCTTTGGAGATGTTTGAGAATATCGCATTCATCATGGCAAAACACGCTGATGCGAATATCCCTGACACGGTTGAGGACTGGCTCGATCAGTTTAACACTTTCTCCATCTATCAGGTTCTTCCGCAGCTCATTGAACTGTGGGGCCTTAACATCAAGACGGATGCCGAGGCTAAAAAAAACTTCGCAAAAGTGAACGGGAAATGACAACTCCGCTGTTCCTCCTGCGCTGTCTGCAGATCGGGTTATCCCTTCGGGACCTCGACCTGCTGACGGTGGGGATGGTCAACGACATCTTCGTGGAAAACATGAACGATGACTGCGAATATACATCTGTAGCTACGCAGGAAGATTTTGATGCTTTCTGACACTTGTTCCTTTATGGATACTATTTATTGTGCTATAATTCTGCTTTGGAATTAAGGTTCGATCGTGATTCGAACAAGGCATATAGAGTATCAATGAAAGGAGCAAGCATCAATGACTTATGAAGAATTGGTAAAGAAAGCAAAACAGGCATCCAAGAAAATGGATGTCAGTGGCATTAATGATCACATCGCTATTCAGATCGATGTCGAGGGAGAAGCTGAAGGAGCATTTTATGTTGAGGTGGCCGATGGCAAAGTTTCTGTAGAGCCGTATGAGTATTATGATAACGATTGCAAGGTCAAGGCAACCACAGATGCTGTCGTATCATTATTTGCCGGGAAACTCAATGTCGAAGAGGCTCTTGCAAATGGACAGATTTCTGTCGATGGTGATGGTGGCAAAGCGCTGGCCATTATTAATGCTGTAAAACCCACTCCCGAAAAGAAAACTGCAGCAACGAAGAAAACTACGACAAAGAAAGCTCCAACAAAAAAGAAAACCGCTAAATAATAATAGCACCATAAAATGATTTCAAAGCATCTACTTCGGTAGGTGCTTTTTTCGTGCCTTTTAAGGAGGTGGAGAACACATGGCAAACAGAATAGCGGGTATCACAGTCGAGATCGGTGGTGATACCACTAAGCTCTCTACCGCCTTAAAGAGCGTGAATTCAGAGATACGCTCGACACAGCAACAGCTGAAGGATGTAAATCATTTATTGAAACTCGATCCCGGCAATACGGATCTGCTTGCACAAAAACAGAGGCTCCTCCGGGATGCTATCGCAGAGACAAAAGAAAAGCTCGAAGCCTTGAAGACCGCTGCGGAACAGGCTAATGAGAAACTTGCGAATGGCGAGATTTCTCAACAGCAGTATGATGCCCTCCAGCGTGAGATAGTCGAGACCGAGCAGAAATTAAAAGACCTTGAATCTCAAGCATCTAAGTCCGAGGTGGCTCTTCAGAAGATAGCTGCCACAGGCGAGAAGATGCAAGTCCTGGGTGATAAGATATCCGGGGTTGGCACTACTCTTACAAAAACGGTCACGGCACCTATAGTGGGACTCGGAACGGCTGCGGTGAAGACTGCGGCCGATTTTGATACTGCCATGAGCCAGGTGGCTGCGGTATCTGGGGCAACAGGCTCCGATTTTGATGCCCTTCGTGACAAAGCCCGTGAAATGGGATCAAAGACAAAGTTCTCCGCATCCGAGGCTGCCGAGGCTATGAACTACATGGCTATGGCAGGCTGGAAGACCGGGGATATGCTCGAAGGTATCGAGGGCATCATGAACCTTGCCGCGGCATCCGGGGAGGATCTTGCGACTACATCGGATATCGTTACCGATGCACTTACCGCATTCGGATTACAGGCAGGCGATTCAGGACACTTCGCTGACATCCTTGCGGCCGCATCAAGTAATGCGAACACAAATGTCTCCATGATGGGTGAGACATTCAAGTATGTTGCCCCCATAGCGGGGGCAATGGGATACTCCGCCGAGGATACCGCAGAGGCTATCGGTCTGATGGCAAACGCAGGTATCAAGTCCTCACAGGCAGGTACTACCCTCCGTAAGATAATGACCGAGCTTAACGGCGAGGTAAAGATAAGCGGAGCGGCTCTCGGTGAGGTTACGATACAGACTTCAAATGCTGACGGTTCCATGAGGAGCCTTAACGACATACTCGCAGACTGCCGTTCTGCATTCGGCAAGCTGTCGGAATCGGAAAAGGCATCTGCGGCAGAGACGCTTGTCGGCAAGACCGCCATGAGCGGTTTCCTTGCCCTCATGAATGCGGCTCCTGCGGACATACAGAAACTCGAAAATGCAATCAACACCTGTTCCGACTCCATTGACGGGTATAACGGAACGGCTGAAAAGATGGCTGCGGTCATGCAGGATAACCTATCCGGGCAGTTGACCATCCTTAAGTCACAGCTACAGGAATTGGCTATATCCATAGGTGATGCCCTTATGCCCACCATAAGGGAAGTGGTATCACATATACAGAAATGGGTCGATAAGTTCAACAGCCTTGATGACGGCACGAAAGAGATGATCGTCAAGATCGCCCTCTTTGCTGCTGCCGTAGGTCCCGTGCTTATCGTGGTCGGTAAGGTCATATCTGCCGTAGGTACGATCATGACGATAATCCCAGCGCTTGCAAGCGGTATCTCAACGGTCACGGCGGCATTCGGAGCATTGAACCTTACCATGCTTGCAAACCCTATCACTCTCATCATCGCGGCGATTGTGGCACTCGTGGCCGCCTTCGTCATCCTTTGGAACAAGTGCGATGCATTTCGTGAATTTTGGGTAAATCTGTGGCAGGGCATCAAAGATTTCTTCTGCAAGATATGGGACGGCATCAAATCCGTTTTCTCGGGGGTAGTCGACTTCATCAAAAATAACTGGCAGGGGCTGGCACTTTTCCTTGTCAATCCGATAGCCGGAGCCTTCAAGCTGATCTACGATAATTGCGAGGAATTTAGGAATTTCTGGAACAATCTGTGGACCGGCATAAAAGACGCCTTCTCCAAAATATGGGACGGCATCAAAAATGTCTGCTCGTCTGCCTGGGACGCGATCAAAAGCGGTGCATCGTCTTGTTGGGAGGGCATCAAGGGTGCCGTTTCGAGTGCTGGTTCAGCTATCAAGGATCACGTTTCGAGTGCCTGGAACTGGATCAAGGACCACTCCTCTTCAACCTGGGGGAGTATCAAAGATACTGTAGGAAATGCATTCGAGAACATCCGCTCCGCAGGACAGTCTGCGACAAGCGCGATAAAGAGCAATGTCTCGGAGGCTTGGAACCATATCAGATCCTCGACTTCCGAGACCTTTAACAGCATAAAGTCAAGCGTTTCGGATGCCTGGAGCAATATCAGATCCAATGTATCCGATGCGATGTCCGATATGAGATCCCGCGTATCCGAAGGTTGGGAAAACATCAGATCTACCACGGAGCATCTGTGGGGCAACATCAAAGACAAGGTGGTGTCTATCGCGGGGGAAATGAAGGAGAAATTCGCTACCACGATAAGCAACGTGGCATCGTCATTCTCCGAGAAACTCTCCCAGATGAAGGAGACCACGACAAACGGGCTCCACACTATCGGCGAGTCGGTATCGGGTGCGCTTTCGAGCATAAAGGACAAGGTGACGAGCGGATTTAGCACTATCGCTTCAAACCTCGGCTCGGCATTTACGAATCTGATATCGGGCATAAAGGAGAAACTCTCCCATATAGGTCAGGTTTTTACCGATCTTGCGAAGAATGCCTTTAATTGGGGCAAAGACATCATCTCGAATGTCATAAGCGGCATCGGCTCTATGATTGGAAGCCTTGTGGACAAGGTAAAAAATGTGGCATCGACCATCAAGGACTACCTCGGATTCTCGGAACCCGAAAAGGGACCGCTTTCCGATTTCCACACATATATGCCTGACATGATAGACCTAATGAAACAGGGCATCGAGGGGAACCTCGGCAAACTTAAAGGTCCCATGTCAGACCTTGCATCTGCGATCATACCCGGAAAGGCAGAGTACATCACTGATGCTCCCGCTGGAACGCACGGGTCATCACAGAGCACGGCGGACATAGGCACACTTACCGAGGCTGTACTCAAATACTTGCCGCAGATGGCAAACAGCAAAGTCGTACTTGATTCGGGCACTCTGGTCGGGGAGCTTACGGGAGGCATCAACAGAACGCTCGGAAAGGCATACCTATGATAAGAAAATTCAGGATAATAAACGCTGAAGGGGCTGCTTACAATCTTAACAGTAAGCAGTCCCTTTTCCATAGTGTCGGGGGCTTGGGCTTTAAGGATGAGACGCAGTTTCAGAGGATAGGCGCGGACTTCTTTCCGCTTGAGGAGATATTCTCCCAGGGAGAGGTCACGGGAAAGATATTCTTTTACGGCAGGGAGAAAGCCTACGAGAGATACCATGCATTCACCCGGTTTGTAAGGATGACGCCTCTCACGCTTGAATATGTGACAAATGACACATATAAGATCCCCGTGCGCGTGGTCGAGATGACAAAGTCCGAACTCATGGACGGCGGCCTCGGGCTTAACTGCGAGATCACATTCAAGGCAACGGGGCTTTACTACCGCTCCGTCACGAAGTATTCGGAGACCGTGTATGTCGGGGGCAAGATATATCCCTACACCTATCCGTACACCTATGCCGATGTCAGTGCGAACACCCTGATGGTCGAGTCTGACACTATGGAGGATTCCCCTTGCCGTATCACGATATACGGTCCCTGCGAGAATCCCATATGGAAACACTATGTAAATAACGAGCTATATGCCACGGGAGCCTATAACGGGATACTCCGTGCAGACCACAGGCTCGTGATCGATACTACCACGGTGCCGTACTCCATAACGGAACGAGGGGTGTCCGGGGAGGTGATCGCAGACAGATATCAGTCCTGCGATTTCACGACCGAGAGGTTCATAACATTAAAGCACGGCACGAACCGTATCTCGCTCTCCCATGACGGGCTAAACTCCGTGGATATGATGGTGGAGGCAAAGATAAGCTATGAGACCGTATAACGTGGAGGTTTTCACACAGAAACTGGAGATGGTGGCCAACACGAACATCAACGAGGTCACTCATAAGGAAGACTATCTATCGTCTGACGAGAACACTATAACCGTGTTCCCGATGCCGAGGATCGCCAAGGAGGACTATATCCGCATAAGCCGTGATGATGAGGAGTATGTCGGTGTAATCACACAGATAACATACGGGACGGATAAGTCGAAGGAACTGCAGGTCATATCCTACAAACCGCTCATGGAGCTTTTAAATACGGATATCCTCTTTGATGTCGACCTGCAGCAGACAGGGACGCTCGAGGGCTTCATCGCAGACCGCATCACGGAGATGTTCATAGAAAACGAAGATGAGGCACAGAACATACGGGGACTTTCCGTAAATGTAAAGACACAGACTCCCGACTGGTATTTCCATATCACGCCAAGGGACTCGGGGGGACATTATAACATCGTAAACCTCATCGACTCGGTGATAATACCCGCGATGGAGAAATACGGTGTGCTTGTAAAGCCTGTCCTTGATATCCAGTCCCGGTCGATCCGCATCGATATCGGGAAAGCATCCGTCGGGACGTTCATCATCGAGGCTGACCTTCCGAACGTGATAAAAAAGCAGATCACGATCAAGTCGGTATCCTCCGATGTGAACAAGCTCGTTATCTACGATGCTGCCGACTATGAGACAAAAAGAGTGTATTACCTACACTCCGATCTCTCATACGATACCCGCGACACCGACAGGATAACTCCCGTGAACTGTGAGATCACTTCCGTCCAGGTCGAGGAAGGACATTCCTTTGAGTCGGCTGCGATCAGTGAGGCATATAACAAGTTTGCGAACCTGTCATATTCAAACCTCATAGAACTGACGGTCATGAAGAAAGATGCGCTCATCCATCCCGAGGATATGGAGTTCGGGCAGGTGGTGTCGATCGTTTCAGAGGGAGTCGCATATACGAGCATACTTACAGGCCGTGAAGTGTCCGATACGATAAAGCTCATCTTCGGCACGATAAGGCTTGATTTAACAAAAATCTTAAGGAGGAACTGACATGGCGAGTGTTGTATTAAAGACATTCAAAGGCGGTAATGTATCGCCACTTAACGATGCGATCATGTGGCAGACAGCCATTCCCGGTGCCGGGGTTTTCAAGGGCTGCGAGGTCACGGCTGCAAGGGGCAATGTCCTGCATATCTCCCAAGGATACGGCATCATAAAGGGGCGTTTCTTTGAACTTTATGAGAACGAACAGACCGTACAGCTTGCGGAGACCGGGCAGACGCTTAACGGACGCATATATCTCCACATGGATCTTTCCAATGCGGATGAGCCTATAAAGATCATCGCCGAAACTGCGGAATCATTCCCATCGCTGTTGATGGATACGAATGTGAATTACAACAATTCCGCTTACGATCTTGAGCTTGCCGTGTTCAAGGTAAATGCAGCCGGCATCATCGACCTTACCCAGACATTCCCGTCTGTCCAGAGCGGTTCCGGCGGAGGTGGCGGTGGCGGCTCCGCAACGATCATGCGTGATACCGCTTACGAGGAAGGCGATATCGTGACCTGCGCCAATGCTCCCGGATGGAGCATCCTTGTCTGCACACAGAGAGGCACGACAGCGGTTGCCGAGCCTATCGGATACACGCAGATACGAAAAGGCGGGGACATGGTCCTTGACGGGACCTGCGTTTTTACAGCCCGTGATCTTATCGCAGAACTTGATAATATAACTCTGCTCCAGGACGATATCTCGGAGATGGCCGATGAGATCGAAGCCATGAAGTCGGACACGGGAGCTGTGGTAATTAAGTTGATGAGCGTGGCGGAGTATCAGGCTCTTTCGGCCTATGATCCCAATACTATCTATTACTGTTATAACAACACTACATCCAGACAGATCACTGCTATCTACCTCGGAGAGCATACCGTCTATGCTACGGGCATTACTGTCAATTATCACGTAGATAGTGGCACGGTCATCACTAAGACATCCTCATTATCAAACGATGCCATCGCGGAGGCTCCGACCGCTGCACTTGAGGGCTATACCTTTGTGGGGTGGAGAAATGATACCAGCCCGGACAAGAATGTGCTGGCATCTAAGATCATCGACTCCGAGGCTGCCGTCAATCTGTATGCGGTGTTCAAGCGTCCTATCGAGATCGGGATGCTCGATAACGGTGCTACGCTCAAAGAGGGCGAGGAGGAAGAGACCCTTGACGATATGCTCTACTACAATAACGGCCACGCATTATCTGAGGGTATTACTATCCCTGAGTGTCCTTATGAGTGGGAGGGTAAGTCATTCATCGGATGGAACACAGACTCCGTATCTGATCCGACTCTTGAACCGGGGGCAAAGGGTCAGTTTACCGATGATAGTTTCCTGTTCCCCATGTTCATTGATACCGTGTATGACTTCCCATATACAGGCGGCTTTACTCCTTTCAGAATTCCGGCAACGGGCATATATGAGTTCGAGTGCTACGGTGCTGCCGGATCTGATGCCACGGGCACTTTTGGCTCTGTGGCTTATACGGCAAAGGGTGGTAAGGGCGGTCATGTAAAAGCATACAAAAAGATGAAAAAGAATGATCTTATCTACATCTTTAACGGAGGCAAGCCTACGAATTATGCGTATTCAGGAGCCAATGGCGGTGCTGCGGGAAAAACATATAATAATGCCGCAGGTGCAGGCGGAGGCGGTGCAACACATATCGCAACACAATCGGGCACCTTAGGGAGCAGCAGCTTGAGCTATTCTTCCCGTCAAAACATTCTGCTTGTTGCAGGCGGTGGAGGCGGTGCTGGAATCGGTGGACAGAACCAGACCAATGCGAACTACCCATATCAGTCATTTATATTGGGCGCTCATGATGGCGGTCATGGTGGCGGTGATCGTGGCGGAGATGGCTCGAACGGTGCGCTCGGAGGAAGACAGACTTCAACAGGGTCATCTGAAAGCACGAACTTCGGAATGGCACCAAGTATTCCGAGTAGCAGCGCCACCTACTCAGGAGGAGGCGGTGGCTGGTTCGGTGGCAACTATGGCTACAACGGAAACTCCGGAGCAGGCGGTTCTGGGTATGTCGGAGGAATGCCGTCATTCACTTTCAGGAAGAAGTACTTCCGTGCAATTAATGAAGCCGGGAAGAATGAAGGCAACGGCTATACCATCATAAGGTTTGCCGAGTGTGCGTTATAAGGAGGGGCATGATGAAGATAATTGAAATGGTCGATTTACAGACGGGGGTCTCCGTGGGAGCGGGGATCCTTTTTATATTGATGACGATAGTACAGATAGCTCCCATAAAGCTGAATCCGTGGGATAAGATACTGACCTGGCTCGGCAACCACATGAATGCGGATATCGTAAAACGGGTGGATGTCATCGAGGCAAAGCTTGATGAGCATATTAAGGAATCCTCCGATGAACGGATCAGGAAGGTCAGGGCAGACATCCTGTCTTTTGGAAATTCCTGCATGAATGGGAGGTTACACACCAAGGAAGAGTTCGAATTTGTCATATCCGAATGCGATCAGTATGAGAGATATATCGAAAGCACACAGTCAAAGAACGGGGTGGCAACGGTCACTATTTCAGAGATACGAAGGCTCTATAAAAAGAGGCTTCACGATAATTCTTTCTTGAAGGAGGGAGATTCCGATGAGGAGAAGAAAGCGTAGGCGCGGTTTTACCGACAGGATGTATCTGTATAACGTGATATTCGTGACAGCGGTGGTGATAGTTTCATTCATCGCTATTTTTCTGTCCGGGAAGATGATGATAGACACCTCTGCCATCTCCGTCATCATCCCGAGCGCATATGCGGAACTTGGAGTCCACACGGGTTTCGTTATCTGGAAGGCAAAGGCAGAGAATGCCCGGAAGTACCGGGATGTTAACACAGAGTATTTTGATGAAGACCAAGGAGGTATGGGATGAACGAAATCATTTATGAAGTAATCAGGGCGGTGCTTGTAATCAGCATCATGGTAGTCGTGCGGTATGCGGTGCCCTACTTAAAGAGCCGGATAAACGGTACTGAACTGGAGTGGATTTATGCCTGGGCGGTCAAGGCTGTAAAGGCTGCCGAGCAGACTAACTCCGGGGAGCATACCGGGAGTTATAAGAAAGCCATCGTCAAGGAGTTCTTACAGAACGTGGCAAAGGAGAAGAACCTCGCCATCACGGATGAGCAGATTGAGAACCTTATCGAGTCTGCCGTTTATGCAATGAAACAGGAGGAGAAATGATGGAGGCTTTCCTTACGAACAATCCCTGTTATAAAAAGGGACAGAAAATAAATGTCAAAGGACTTATGCTCCACTCAGTCGGCTGCGCTCAACCAAGCGCAGCTGTTTTTGTAAAGAACTGGAATAAGGCTGATTTTGACAGAGCCTGCGTCCATGCCTTTATCGATGGCAATACGGGCGAGGTCTATCAGACGCTCCCCTGGAACTATCGCGGATGGCATTGCGGAGGATCGGCCAACAACACCCATATCGGTGTGGAGATGTGCGAACCTGCGTGTATCAAGTACACTGGCGGAGCCACCTTTACCTGTTCCGATATCGCATCGGCACAGGCTGTCGCAAAGAGGACATACGATTCCGCTGTCAGCTTGTTTGCAGAACTTTGCTCCCGTTACTCGCTTGATCCCATGTCGGACATCATAAGCCACAGCGAGGGGCATAAGCGCGGAGTGGCATCCGGTCATGCTGATCCGGAACATTTATGGAGACAGCTGAATCTCCCCTATACGATGGATACTTTCAGACAGGCGGTAAAGTCAGCCATGACAGGAACATCGTCCAAGTCGGACTATTCATTGTCCGAGGCGGACATTTACGCATTCTTCAAGGCACAGGGAATGACCGATGCAGGTGTCGCGGGACTCATGGGAAACCTTTATGCCGAGAGCGGTCTTAGATCTAATAATCTTCAGAACAGTTATGAAAAGAGCCTCGGCATGGATGATGCGACCTATACCGCTGCAGTCGACTCCTCTGCCTACGGGAACTTCATCCGGGATAAGGCAGGCTACGGTCTGGCACAGTGGACATATTGGAGCCGTAAGCAGGCGCTCCTTGAATTTGCCATTAAGCAGAATGCGTCCATCGGTGATGCTCGGATGCAGTGCGAGTTCCTTATGACGGAGCTTCGCACAAAGTATCAGTCGGTGCTGAATGCCCTGACGAAAACTACGAGCGTAAAGCAGGCATCCGATACCGTCCTTTTGCAATTCGAGCGTCCGAGGGACCAGAGCGAGGCGGTAAAGAGTCGCAGGGTGGCGTTTTCGCAGGGCTTCTTCGATAAATACGCCAATGGCGCTCCTGAAAACGCGACTGTGGCCGCATCGAATTTGCCGTATCGGGTCAAGGTATCCATCCCCGACCTTAATATCCGCAAAGGTCCCGGAACGGGATATGCAAGGACGGGATACACGGGCGTGGGCGTGTTTACCATCATCGAGGAGCAGGACGGCTGGGGCAGGCTTAAGAGCGGTGCCGGGTGGATCTGCCTTAAGTACACGGAGAAGGTGATGTGATGGACAGGCTCTATATTGCAATCTGTATCATAATATTTGTCCTCGGCGCGGTGGGACCGTGGTTTGGGGAATAAGTAAAGCCTGCGGGGATAACCCCGCAGGCCTTTTTTAGTCATCAGTACGCAATCGCTAAATTGTGGAGCCGTTCATCGATATCATAGTAGTACATATATGTGTACTTTCCTTTTTTATAATCCGTATCGCCGGAACCTGTATCCATATAATTGTTAAAAATCTCTTGTACCTTGTCTGCAATGTCAAGGGCATCATCTGTACTCAAATTCTTGTCGGCCGCTTTCATTGCAGCAATCGATGTGATAAGAAAACTATCCACTCCCATACCAGATGATACAAGGACAGATTTTCTTTTGCCATTCTCATATTTTATGCCTATTGTGGCATTATTCTGTCCACTGAAATAGAGATTATATATGTATGAACCTTCCGATCCCTGCTCACTTCCAGAATATAGTTTTATCTCGACCGGGATGTCGGATTGTCCACTTGCCTTCTGCATATAATCAATAAACTCATTCTGGACATCACTGATATATTTATCGGCATCGTCTTGGAATACTCCACCAGAGTTTCCAAAGACGGCTCCAAGCAGAATGACAGCAACGACAGCAATGATGGCAATCTTCTGCCACTTCTTTCTTGCTTTCCACCAATTCATGAACTTGCCGCCAGCACCTTTGGCTTTTTCCTTGGCAACTTCAGCTTTTCCCTCTAAATCATTATCTTTAGCAAATTTCTTTGCTTTCTCTCCGGCGGCAGACATCTTTGCCGATATTTCAGCTTTTGCTTTCTGAACATCATCTTCCTGAAGACGGCTCTGTACCTTATCACTAATATCCGACACTTTTGCTTTTGCCACATCAGCAGCAACCTTAATCTGCTCCGTGGCTTTAGGTGCAGATGCGGAAGTGGGGGCAGGCGTTTCGGCTTTTGCGTCTTCTACGAACATGGCATTGAGATCCTCGAAATCGTCTCTGCCGAAGAAGCTCTTTTTTCCGCGGGTGTACTTGCTCATGCAATCATCGCAAAGCACTCCATCGTATGAAGGATTCTTTTTGCAGATAAAGCAGAGTTCCTCGACTTTGCCATCCTTTATCTGATTTAGGCGTTCGAGATATTGAACCCCTATCTGTGTTTTAAATACCTTTTTTTCATTGAAGAACTTGATATATCGAGCAGTTTGTGCCTGATCCTTCATATTGTACTTGGAACTGAAAGTGGTAACTATATCAATCTCATGAAGTAATTCCTCTTTCGTAGCCATACAATCGCCTCCTAACGATACTCCCCACTGACATTCTAAATGATAACAGCTGCTTTGTAAAAGATAGAAATATTTTTCTCATGTAAAATCTGGCGTAATTTTCGGGGCCTATAGCTTGAAGGAGGAAGCCTCCTTCGAGGAGGTTCCTATGACAGATATACAGGCACAACGGATAAAAGAATTACGAGAACAGGGATATGGTTATCGCATCATAGCCCAGGAAGTCGGGATCGACCGTGACAGAGTACGCTACTTTTGCAAGTCGAGAGGCTTGGGCGGACAGGCTAAAGAGACCTTAAAGGATCTCGGCATATTCTGTACTCAGTGCAAGAAACGGATCAAGCAGAATACCGGGCGAGGACGCAGGAAGAGGTTCTGTTCAGAAGCTTGTAAAAGAGCTTATTGGAAAGAACACGCTGATGAAGGAAACAAGCACGAAAGCGCTCTATACCACATCACCTGCGAGTGTTGTAATAAAGAGTTTGTCTCTTATGGTGATAAGCACCGAAAGTTCTGTTCGAGGGAGTGCTATATAAAGGCTCGATTCTGGGATAAATGAGTTGACTATAAAGCCTGTCAGAGTGATGTATGTAGCCAAGGAGGTGCATACATTATGGGCTTTAAGACCAAAGACAAACAGGAGGCTCTGCAGGGGCTTGAGAAACTTCTATCGCTTAAGGCGCGCTACTTGGGACCGCCGACATTTTCGTACAGAGTCGGTGATTACACCATAGACCGAAACGGATATGTGGACGGACCCTCGGATGTGATCCTTGAGGCTATAAAGAACATGATCATAGAAGTACCCGACAGGGATTCAGAGCATATCGAGATGGATGTCCTGCCTGCGGAAGTTACCGTGGCGAGTGTCCGCAATCTCATAAATATGATACACAGCAAACAATACCTTATAGGATGTGCTTTATGCTACAAAGCCTTTTATGTTCCGAGGACGCTTGTCACGAGCATAAACGGAAAAGATACCACCATGAAGGATGTCATCGATGCCATTAAGGCTTTTAGACCGATAGGCATAGAAACAGCTGACGGAGGGATAAAGATCACGGGATTTCCTGCAGGAGATGCATTCGAGACCTTGTCAAAGGCGATGATCGATTATGCAAGGGGCAGACACTATATCCTCCCGGATGAGACCATTCCCGATAATGAAAAATACTACATGAGGGCTTGGCTCGTTCGGATAGGTCTTGGCGGTAAGGAATACAAAATGCTCCGCCAGATCATGCTTAAAAATCTCCAAGGGCATACGGCATTCAGGACGGATTCCGATGCCGAAAAATGGCAGGAAAGATATTGTCACAGAATGCCGAAATAGCTTGATATTATGGGCAAACAGAGTGATAGATACAGTACGAGGATAATGCTATGCAGATCAAAGAGATAAACCTAAAGCCATCACATGATAAGAAACTCAAGGTGGCTGCGTACTGTAGGGTTTCGACCGATCATGACGATCAGGAAGATTCCCTCGAGAATCAGATAGAAACATATGAAAATGAGATCCGCTCCAATCCGGAATACGAATATGTCGATGTCTTTTACGATCTTGCACATACGGGTTACAAAGATGCCCGTCCGGGATTTCAAAGGATGATGGAGGCGGCAAGGAATGGTGAGGTCGATCTAATCATCACAAAATCGATCAGCCGATTCGCAAGGAACACCAAGATAGTCCTTGAGGCTACCAGAGAGCTTAAGGAACTGAATGTAGCGGTATTTTTCGAACTACAAAATATAAATACGCTCACATCGGCAGGGGAATTGATGATGACCATCGTTGCTGCTTTTGCGCAGGCAGAAAGCGAAGGGATAAGCACGACTGCAAAAATGGCGTATCGGCGTAAATACGAGGCAGGCATTCCCGTGCAGTACCTCGAAAGGTCTTTCGGATACAGAAAAGGTAAGGATGGTGAGTTCATCATCGAAGAAAGCGAGGCTGTTTGGGTCAGAAAGATCTATCAGATGATCGCGGATGGATACACGGCAGCAGCCGTAAAGAGGTACTTAAATGATAACAATGTAAAGACCATCGGCGGAGCCAATTGGATCGACTCCACAGTGTTTAGGCTTGTGGAGAATGAGATATATAAAGGCGATTACATCATGCAGAAGTCTTTTGTTACCGAAGACCGAAGGCTGGTAAGGAATCGTGGGCAGGTAGATTCCTGGTACATAGAAAACGATCACATTCCTATCGTGTCCAAACAACTATGGCAGAAAGCTCAGGATGCGCTTGCAAAGCGTAGAAATTACCGAAATGGGGAAATGACCATCAAGGATACCACTAAGGAGAACTACCCCTACAAAGGAAAAATATTCTGTGCAGAGTGCGGACAGCCACTTTATCCCCGAATTTACAGCAAGGGACATCGGCTCAATTGGGGATGCTCCGGACGGAAACGGTATGGTAGCAGTTACTGCAAGGGGATCAATGTCCTCGACACCGTTCTTCACGATTGGCAGATAGATGGGAACATTTACATCTATGAGAAGACCTCCGAAAAGGGGCTACGGGAATATGACTTCTACAAAGAGAGCTATTGGAAAAGGAGTCATAAGAAAAAAGAGCCACCTGTCCTGGCACACGAGCTTAACGATGAGAACTACCCATATAGGTTCAAGATCCATTGTGCCCTTTGCGGTTCAAGGCTCACGAGGCACGTCAACACGAAAAGCGGACGGGTCACGTGGATGTGCAATAGGTACAAGCATCATGGCCCCGATCAGTGTCCGGGGATGCGGATATTCGATGATGAGATTAGGAAATGGATGCCCATAGAGGCTGACATATATATCACGGAAAGGAGGACCCCAGATGGCAAGAAATATCACAGTTATTCCTGCCAAAGAGAAGAAAACAGCGACTAATGCTCCCTTGGCCACGAGCCATATAAGGCTTGCGGCATACTGCCGTGTGTCGACAGACCAGGAAGACCAGCTCCACAGCTTTGAGGCACAGGTGCAGTATTACACAGATTACATCGAAAGCCATAAGGAATATGACCTCGCGGGCATATATGCCGATGAAGGCATATCCGGCACCAATACAAGGAAAAGGAAGGACTTTCAGAGGCTGATACAGGATTGCGAGGACGGCAAGATAGATCTGGTCATAACCAAATCCATCAGCCGATTTGCGCGTAACACGCAGGACTGCCTGACCTACTCGAGAAAGCTGAAAGCTCTCGGCATCGGCATCATCTTTGAAAAGGAACACATCAACACGCTCGATGCTTCCGGGGAACTGCTCTTCACTATCCTCAGTTCCCTTGCACAGGATGAGTCGAGGAACATATCCGAAAACTGCAAGTGGGGCATCCGCAGCAAGTTCAAAAAGGGCGAGATGCATATCGATGCGTCCACCTTCCTCGGATACGATAAGGACGATAACGGAAAACTCGTGATCAACGAGGAACAGGCCCCCATCATCCGCAGGATATACGATGAATTCTTATGGGGCAAGAATCCACAGCAGATCGCTGCGGATCTTGAACGGGACGGGATCAAGACCGGAAGGGGGAACACCAAGTGGCATACAACAACCGTCATATCGATCCTTACTAATGAGAAACATAAAGGTGACGCACTCTTACAAAAGACATATACGGCAGATTTCCTGACTAAACGCCAGGTCAAGAATCATGGCGAGGTCACGCAGTACTATGTCACTGACTCCCATGAGGGGATAATCGACAAAGAGACATGGAGTGCCGTACAGGAAGAACTGCAACGGCGCACGGACTACATGGAGAAACACCACCTGCAGAAATACTCCTACGGAGATGCCTGGAGCCCCTTTATCGGGCGGGTCTATTGCGGTAAGTGTGGAGACAGCTACGGTCGACATTCTTGGAAGACCAGGAACAGGGTACAGTGGCAATGCAAGAACCATAGGGACAGTGGAGTGCTGACCTGCGATAACCGCCATGTCTTCGAATCGGATCTTGAAAAGGGCTTTGTGTTGGCCTTTAACGCCATATACTCGGATAAGGATGCCTTCATCAAAGCCAAAGAGGAACAGGTGGCAACGGGCAGCCCGCTCACGAAAGTAAGGGCAAGGCAGATGATAGAACTCATCGGACAGCCTCCGCTCGAGGGCTTCATCCCGGAAATGGCACAGCTGATCATCGATGAGGTGATCATACTCGGAGCAAAGGAATATAAGTTCAGATTCCTTGATGGGACCGTGAAAAAAATGAAAGTCTGAAGTCTGAAGTCTGCAATTCGGGACACCCTCGTGCAGACTTCTTTTTGTTTTCCCAAAACACAAGAAATCCCTTAAAATGGCGGTTTTTCCATTAAAGGGACTTCTGTAACTCTGAAGCTATCTATGTGATTTCAGCCTTTGCATTATGCTTCCTTCTTAGCCAGCTTATCGTCACTACTCTTTTTATATATGTCCTGCATCGCCAGACCGCGCAGCACACCGATAGCTGATTCCTTACCTTCTTCATTCAGTTCGCGCAACAGGCTTACGACAGTCATCTCATCCTGCGATAAGGTGTCATCGATAGGTTTAGGTGCCTCGATGATGCCAAGGAGATAGTCGGCAGAGATATTCAACATCTTAGCTGCACCTGCTACTATATCCCCCTTCGGCGTTATCCCACTCTTTGCAAACGTTGAGATGTTAGCCCTGGTACATCCGAGCTGGTCAGCGGTCGCTTGGCTTGCCGGCAGGATACCTGCTTCCTTGCAACACTTCTCGTATCTTTCATAAAAGTTCATGTTCTCGCCCTCCGAGTTCTATGTAGATAAAAATATTTAACTTCTTCATTGACACGCTAAATACATTGTGCTATCATCAACCATAGTTAAGTATATTTAGCCAGTTGATAAATCAGCTCAAAATGGGCTGGTCTGGTTAATATTGCAAAAAAAGACCAACTTTAATCATAACAAAAAAGTTAAAGAAATTCAACTACTTATGTAAATTGTTAAGCAGATTTATCGGAGGGAATATGACGGATCTGTGGAATGTAAATACCATAGCCCAGATGCGGATCTTAGGCATCAAGCAGAAGGAGCTGGCTGAACTTTGTGGATATTCCGAGACCTATCTCAGCATGGTCCTTAGGGGACATAAAGATACGCAGAAAGCCCGTGAGAACATAGACACCACACTCAAGAAACTGAAACAGGAACGAGACATATACATATGAGGATATAGCGATTGGCTGATGAGTCTGCGAAACCATACGAATACTACTCCTCCGTTGAGGAGTCCACAATTGAATGGCTCTGGTATCCCTATATCCCTTATGGGAAGCTGACGATAGTCGAAGGTGATCCTGGAGAGGGAAAGTCGACCTTCATGCTCCATCTGGCGGCACTCCTTACAAAAGGAAAACCGACGCCTGACGGACAAGAGGCACAGCCTCCTATGACTGTCATATATCAATGCCCGGAAGATGATATCTCCGACACGATAAAGCCAAGGCTCATATCTGCTGATGCGGACTGCGACCGCGTGGCTTTCATAAGGGATAACGGCAACAGGATAAACTTTGAGGATTCTCGCATCGAGAAGACGATAGAGGCAACCGGAGCGAGGCTCTTCATATTCGATCCGCTCCAATCTTTCCTGTCGCAAGACAGCGATATGAACAATGCAGGGAAGATGCGGACTATCTTAGGCAAATTGTCGATCATCGCATCGAGGCATCAATGCGCGATAGTGATCATCGGGCATATGAATAAATCAAATGGGAATAAGAACCTGTACAGAGGGCTTGGCAGCATAGACATCTCTGCCATCGCAAGGAGCATCCTGATGGTGGCGCGGGATAATGACGAACCCTCTGTCCGATATATGTTTCCCGTAAAAGCGAACCTTGCCCCGGAGGGACCGCCGATAGGTTTTCGGTTTGATCGCGATACAGGCTTTTCATGGATCGGCGTGTGCGACCTCAATGTGGCAATGGAAACTGCTGCTCCTGATTCGAGGGCAGAAAAGAGCGGAACGGCCGCGGATATCATCATATCGATGCTCAAAGAGGGACCTGTCCCAAGTGCGGATATATTCGAGCGGATGGCCAAGGTAGGCGTATCCGACAGGACGGTATATACGCTAAAGAGCAACCTTAGGATCGCGTCCGTGAAGATCAACAATGTATGGTACTGGAAACTGTGATCATAGGGACTGATATATGGCATTACGAGTAGCAGGATACACAAAGCTTGCAAAGCTATGGGAGCGCGACAGGGACGAGGCTCTTAAGATACAGCAGGAATACTATACCGAGAAATTCGGCAATGACTCTGACTTCGAGTTGGTCGGGGTCTATGTTGATATCACGGGGAATCAGCATATATACCAGCGTCCCGAGATGATACGGCTCCTTAAGGACTGTATGCTCGGCAAGGTCGATGTGATGTATGCACAGACCCGTGGCTATCTTGCCGCAAACACAAGGGAGTTCTGCTTCCTCATAAAATTTCTCTTCGATCTTAAGAGGCATATAGATATCGTGACTGAAGATGATAACTTCAACATAAACACGGGTGTCGATGTCGAAAACCAACGACGCGAGCTATACTCGATGGCCGAGAATTTCATAAAGTGCGAACCCGAGGAGTATAAAAAATGGCTGATGGCTGTCTCGGAGGCGATAACAAAAGCGTGATGGCCAATGATGGAAGGGAAGAAACGTGGATGAGATTGTAGTCAGGGAACATGAACCCTCATCGAGAAGGCAGCGTTCTAAGATGATCGATGAGGAAAAAAAACAGATAAGGGAGCGTGTCTGGGA